GACTCTTAATACTATTGTTTGGATGTGTCGTGTGGCACTGGTTGCGATTTGTGTTCTATGAGTCGAGAGAGGGCGAGAGACGGAGGCACGAGAGGCGACGAGAGAGGCTGAGGCATCGTGGGCCACCTTGGAGTGATCCGGAGGTCTGATGAGGCTGTGAGTGACTGTGAGTGGCTTTGGTCCCTATCTGTGTCGAAAAGAAAAAGCCTTCAGCCAGATAAGTTTCTCTAATGGCGCTAATGTCTACGGATGCGAACATGGCATCCCCCCCAGTATCGTCGGGGATATTCTGTCCCCTGTCAAAGAACACCAGTAAAAACAGAGGCTTAGTGGATCGACCTAAGAAAACTTAGGTTCCCTAGCCGAAATCAACCCCCACGCACCAACGAAAAAGATCAATTTCAAAAAGTAGGCTAAAGGTCGGCGTTGTTGTTGTTGTAGTCCGTCTCTTTAAAGCAGCGGCTACATTTGAAAACAAAAGGAACTTTAAGATGGGCTTAGAAACAGCAGCCACTATTGACCAACTGAACACTTCGAACCCTGTCGCCACAGACGGCTTGGGGCAAGCAGACGACCACATACGTCTCATCAAGTCAGCGGTAAAATCCACGTTCCCCAACGTCACCGGAGTAGTCTCTGCGTCACACACAGAACTAAATAAAATCGACGGATACACAGGTAGTACATCTGAACTCAATGTTCTCGATGGTATCACTGCGTCTACAACAGAACTCAATAAACTTGATGGCGTCACTGCGTCTACAACAGAACTCAATAAGATAGACGGACTGACAGCATCTACAGCCGAACTCAATAAACTTGATGGTGCGACAGCGACAACCACCGAGTTAAACTATGTGGATGGCGTTACTAGCAACATTCAGACACAGTTAAACTCAAAGTATGTGGCAGCAACTCAAGTTACAGGTACATGGCAATCAGGTACAGGTGGGACAGCTAGTTTAGTTACACCTGCAGATATAAAGGCTGCCATTATTGCCTTAGAAACAAGTTCTACACCTAACTTCACATCTCAGGTTGCTTTTACCTCTAGTGTCACCACTGCAACACACGGATTAGGGGCATTACCATCACGATGGGAAGTAAGTGTTGTATGCACAGTAGCAAACTTAGGCTATGCTGTTGATGATGTTATCCGCTTAACTTCACATAACGAGGGTAGTGGTGCTCGTGGCACTACTGTATCTGCCAACGCCACAGAGATTACCGTAGCTGGATCCTCTGTATTTCTTCAACAAAAATCAGGTGGTGGGGTTGCAGCACTAACAAACACAGACTGGGATCTTATTTTTGAGGCTTGGACATAGTGACGAATGGCCGAGCGCGTTAGAACATTTTTAGATAACTGGCTCATTTGGCCTAGAGGCATGATGATCGCTTTTACAGTCATGTCGTGGAGGGTGGTGGAGTGGTTTATGAACCTACCGGACCCTACGACACAGCAGTCAGCCTTAGTATCAGTCGTAATGGGATCCGCCACAGGAGCCTTCGCCATATGGATGGGAAAGGAAGCATAGTATGTTTAGTGCAATAATCTTCGCTTGTTCATTACAGATAAGAGAATGCCAGACTATCACCAGTCGAAAAATATTCACAGATGAGCAATCGTGTATGACAAGCCTTAGTATTGGTACCGTCGATGTTCAGATGCAAGGATGGCAGATCATGCAATCCGTTTGCTACAGATGGGCATCAGAAGCCTAGCAAAAGAAAACTATTAGAATGGAGGAGGGTGTAGTGCCTAACTTACCAGTCCGAGGACTAGGTTCTGTGGGTGTGGTCACTGACGTTGACCCCTACAACCTACCGATCAACGGCTTCACTAGAGGCAAGAACGTCAGGTTCCACGAAGGAAAAGTGACCCACGGTCCAGTCTTCAGAGACGTCAGTCCAACCAGTACAATAAGCAACCCAATCTTTGCCTATGGCATACAGTCAGCCTCAGGTTACGATACTGTCCTGTTGATCGACGATACCTTCCAGATCAAAGAGTTGAGTAACGGTGTGTTTACGACACGACATGCAGCTACTACGCAGTCACCTCTACATGAAGTCACAGCGACAAGTTTAGCGAATGTCATCTATGTAAACCGCAGTGATCAGATCCCTCTACATAGGACTTCTAGTAACTCTAGTTTTACAAACCTTCCCAACTGGCCCTCGACATACAGAGCAAGATCCTTCAGATCTTTCGGAGACTTCCTGATTGCATTGAACACCACAGAGGGTGGTGTCGAGCATAAAAGCAGGGTCCGCTTTAGTACCACTGCATTGTCAAACAATGTCCCTACCACTTGGGACGAAACAGACACAACAGAGTCTGCAGGTTTCAACGACCTTGTACAGATGAAAACATCTATAGTTGACGGTGCGACCCTTGGATCGAACTTCTTGATCTACTCGTCTGACCAAGTGTGGATGATGGAGTTTGTTGGTGGTTCGTTTATCTTTAACTTCCGTAAACTATTCGACGACGCAGGGGTTATGAGCCAAAACTGTATAGTTGAGGTAACAGGCAAGCATTACGTTTTTGACTTTGATGATATCTATATCACCGATGGCAACACTAGGCAGTCTATCTGCGACGGTCGGGTCCGAGACTACATCTTTAACAGTATTGACTACACCAAGCGTGACGAGTGTTTTGTGTTACATAACGCTAACCTTGAAGAGGTATACTTTTGTTATCACTCAGGCGACGATCTTGCTGTTTTCGAAGACGGAGACAAGTGTAATCGAGCGGCTGTCTACAACTACAAAGAGGATACTTGGACCTTTCAAGATTTACCTAATGTAGTGAGTGGAAGTATTGCCAACATTTCGTCAGCGGAATCCTATAGTTCAGTCGATTCTGGCATAAATTATGCTAACTCAGGTGGTACTTACTTGAGCCAAGAGTCTGAGTTTAAACGTCATGCACTTATGGTTTCCAAGTCAACAACTGGTGTCTCTAGGTCTACAATGTACGGTCTCGATTTGCCGGACCTTGGGTCTTTAACTGAGGCGGCAGATACTATCGTGAGTAAACCTGCGTTCTTAGAGCGAACAGGTATAGATTTAGATGAGCAAGGGACTCCGCTCTCAGGCTACAAAGTGATCAATGCGTTTTATCCTCAGATGCACACACCTAATACAGATGGTAACTTTGAGTTTACATTTGGAGCGGCGGATATACCGACGAACACTCCAAACTATGAGTCAGCAATAACCTTTGACTCGAATGTAGAGTACAAAGTCGATACTCGGATCTCAGGCAGATACCTCAGTTACAAATTAGCATGTCCTACTCTCAAGGACTTTGCGTTCTCTGGTATGGACTTGGATGTGATTGTCACAGGCAGGAGGTAGTTAATGGCTCTTTCCGACTTACTCAACGTCTTGGTCAAGAATTATGTTCGAAGGCCAACGCCAACAATAAACCAAGATCAACTAGGTCCTTACGTCCAAGATCAACTCCGAGAAATAGAGTCGTCAATAAGGACACTAACCGATGCAGCAATAAGTGTAACAGATCAAGAGCCTGAGTCTAAACGCAAGGGCATGGTTCGCTACGCAATATCGCCTTGGGATCCCCTCAGTAACGGTTACAGCGGTTTAGTTGTTTACAATGGGACCAACTGGATAGCCGTATAGAGGTAAACAAATGCAGCAAGACTTACAAAGACGTACATCAATCATGGCTTTTCAGAAGATGATGTTTCATGGCGTTCAAGAAGGCTACATTGAAGACATTACTGATAAAACAAAACTCAATCACTACTTTACACCTACGGATAAAGACTACGGCTGTTCAACTTATGCTCGAGAATTGTTTATGCCTAAAGGCATGATTGTAGTCGGCAAATTACACAAGAAAGCACACCTGACATTCTTGCTTAAAGGCGTGATTGTCGTTGTATCTGAAGATGGCGGTAAGAAAAGGCTACATGGCCCTGTTACTTTTGTATCCCCTGCTGGAGTTAAACGTGTCTTCTATATCGAAGAGGACGCACTCCTTACAACAGTTCATCTTACAAAAGAAACAGACGAACAAAGCCTCGATAAAATTGAAGACGAGGTTATTAGCCCAACATATGAGGCCATGGGCCTAGAGGAACCAGACCTATCAGGTTTAGACAAGTTCCTATCACAAAAATAGAAGGAATAATTATATGTCTTTTGCAATAATAGGCGGTGCAATCATTGGCGGCGGATTGGGACTTGCTGCTGCCAATAAGCAATCCAAAGCCATGGACAGACAAAACGCTGCTAATATGGCATCGTTCAACATGTACAGACCCTACGTTGAGCCTAACCTAAAAGGTGCAGATTCTGCTCTAGGCGGAATACTGGAAACAGGTAACTACCAAGGTCAGACTTACGCAGGACCTAATCAGTTCAACAGAGGTACAGCCAACCAAATGGGCCAGTTTGGTCTTGGGATGCAGAACAGTGGGTCCAATATAATGGGCCAGACAGCCGGATTTGGGCAGAATGCAAACGATCTCTACGGTCAGTACATGGGAATGGCTGATGGTGCAGGTCAAGACCGCATGGCGACTGCGATGAACTACGCTAACAACAATGTAGACGCATTAGCAGACGTAGCCCTTCGTGACAGTCGCAGAGGTCTGGACGAGAACCTCCGTCAAGGCAACATTTCAGCCTCTGGAACCGGAAACATGAACTCAAGTCGTGCAGGTGTGGCTGATGCCATCGCTAGACGTGACTTTGGCGACCGTGCAGCCGATGTACGCACAGGTCTACAGAACCAACTGATCGATAGATCCCTCCAACAGCAAGCACGTCAGTTCTCAGACCAAGGCGATGCACTAAATGCAGCCGGAAGGGCTAACCAGAACATCATGGGCGCATACGGCATGGGCATGAATACCATGGGTGAGGGTGCTAACTTTGGTATGAACGCCGGAAACTTCCTACAACAGCAAGAGCAGAACCGTTTGGATGATGAACGCAACAGGTTCGAGCGTGATCGAGACTTTGAGTTCGATATGCGAGAGCGATACGGACAAGGCATACTTGCACAAGGCGGAACCACATCAAATAGATATCAGGCAAACACAGTAGACAAGGGACAGGCAGCCTTTGGCGGTGCGATGGCAGGTATAGGCTACGGAAGTAAATATTTCGGCCCCAACAGTGGATTTGGCGAAAGTAAAATGTTTAATCCCTTATTCGGTGGTAAATCGGGTCTAGGGATTGGAGGTAACTAAAGATGGAATGGGAAATAATTAGCCAGAACCCTAACTTTATGGCTGCTTTAGCCAATGACACTAGGATCGGACCAGATCCGAAAGCATGGTATAACAGTCTTAGACCAGAAATGCAAAAGACATTGGCTGAGTCTTTTATGCCAAAGTCAGTTGCAGAGCCGATCCTAAACCCGAACATGGCACAGACAATAAGTCAGATTAACAGACCTGTCTTAGATCAGGTTGAGCCCCCTGTTTCTAAAAATAATGGTGTACTAGCAGGTGGCTTTAACGCCGATGGCGTTGCTATTGGTACAAACATGGAAGCCGACGTAGACCCAACCAAAGGTTTCGTACCAGTCACAGTAGGGTCTGGACAGAGTATGGGTGTCGTCATGCTTAATCCAATTACTGGCGCGGTCATGCCAAAAGAGGGTAATGATGTTAGCAATCTATTGGCTATGAACCCCAACATCCAAAAGATTGCTATTGAGGCTTACAACAAGCGTAATAATGCTCCAGTAGTAGAGGCCCAAAACAGACTTAACACTGCCCAAGGTATCATCGATGCCACAGGTGGTCAGGTGACAGGGCCTATCCTTAAGCAGTACACAGATGCTAGACGAAATCTGACTGAAGCCCAGAGACGCGCTATGTCTGAAATGTCTAACCCCACAGCCGTGGACATGGCACTTGGAAGACCGTCTTACGAGACTCCAGTTCTATCAGGACTCGAAGAGTTTGAGGCAGAAAATGCTCCGTATGTACGTCCTACAGTGGTCAACAATCCGAATGTATCTAATAGACCTAACGTGGACTTTGCAGATCCAACTATGGCTCCAACGGATGCTCTTACACAACCATCCGTAATTAATTCCGAGCGAGGCCGTGGTAATATCTATGACGGAAACCCAGTTCTTATAAACAACAATAATCCAGATCTACCCTTTAATACTTATAGCGAGAATGGAGTTCTTACCGATAACTCTGCGCCAAACACTGTGACGAACTCAGGTGTCTTAGGAACAGGTACGTCAAACCGTACGTCAGGTGGACCAAGTGTTCGCTCGATCATGGGTTCTTCAGGCATGAAGACCAGCAACAGACGTGGATCTAACATCCCCAACATGCTCATAGACAGAAACGAGTCTCTCATCCGTATCGGTGGAGCAATGTACGGTGGTGCGCTTCAAGGTAACGGAATTACTGCCGCTACTGAAGCGTATGGCAACATCCAAGACGCAAACCGTAAAGCAGACGCGGCTAGATTTAAGATTGAAGAGGCTAGAAGACTAGCAGCCGCTAAAGCAGCCGCCAGAGGTGGAGGCGGTAGAGGTAAAAAAGGCAAAGGCATGACGTCAAGTCAGGTCAGCGACGTTATGTTTAACTACCAGAAAGCATTGAATGCAATCCGAGACAGCCGAGCGGCAGGTGGAAACCTGACTGGAATTGGAGGTATCGCAAAATCATTTGCTGATAGTTTTACAGGTGACGAAGACGCCGCACGTCGCTTGATCTTATCAAGAGTTAGAATTGACGATACCTTACTACGAGTTGCCGAAACTAAAGGTGCAATCTCTAACGCTGAGATGAAACTATTTTTGGAACCTGCACCGAAGAACTATGAAGACGAACAAATCTGGGAAGATTGGATCTTAGATCGAATGGAGGCTCTTCAGAGGGTTCAAAGCAGACTTGATGCTAATTATGAACTTCCAGAGACAGATAGGTCGTCTAGTTCGAATGTATCTACAAAGTCTGGATCAGGCGATGGTCAATACACAGTCGAGCAAATTGCAGATTAGGAAGGCTAACACATGCCAACATTTAAAATCACGGCTCCTGATGGACGTAAGTTCAAAATAACAGGTCCGAATAAAGAAGGTGCGTTGGCAGCCTTAAAGGCCCAACTGGCTCAAGAAACTCAAGCAGAGCAGACTGAGGCTCCAGACACAAGTTTGTCTGGTGCCGTACAGTACGGCTTTAATCAAGCCCAAAGTATGGCAGGTAAAGGCATCCAAAGTGCAGGTGAACTGACAGGTAGTGAGACACTTGAGAATGTCGGTCAGGCCATGGCTGAAAAGAACCAAGCCGAAGCAGATGCCCTCAACTATCAAAGACCAGAGAATGCAGACGGTATCATCAAGAACCTAAGAGAGGGCGACATCGGTGGTGCAGGTAAATCTCTTTTGTACTCAGCGGCTGAAGCGGCTCCACAGGTTGGTGTTGGTGTAGGTACATCTATCGCTGCAGGTGCAGCAATGGCAGGTGCTCCAGTAGTAGGCGGTACTCTTGCTGCAGGTGGTACTATCTTAGGTATAAACCAAGCACTTGGCGCCAACAGAGCCGAGAAAGAAGATAAGGGCCTAGATCCTACAGCCACGATCACTGACTTGACTACAGCAATTGCTAGTGGTGTCATCGAACTTACACCTCTAAAAGGTGGTGGCGCTACATTAAGAGTCCTACGAGAGGGCGCCCAAGAGATGGGACAGGAAGGTCTCGTCATCGGTGGTACAGCCATCCAAGGTGGTGAGTATGTACCAGAAGAGGTCGTCACACGAGTAGCTGAAGCAGGTATCGTAGGTGCCACAATCTCAAAAGGTGTCAACACCACCATTTCCACCGTGAATAAAGCAGGTGAAACTGTATTCCGTCCAAAAGCAGAGTTAGACCCAGAGACTGGTCAGGCTGCAGGTGACGTCGCAAGGATGATGGACGAGATTGCAAAGAGTGAAGGATACAATCGTAAGAACGTAGATCCTTCGTCTCAAAAGGGCGCTAACGCTATCCTAGACGAAGCAAGGAAACAGGTAAGAACCGAAATTGGCTCCGCCATGGATGCTCTTAACCCAGAAATATTAAAATTTGCCGACAAAGAAACAAAAAACAAATTCAAAGAAATACTCAGATCTGCACGTAATAAAGTATCTGGTCAGGTCTCGAAAAAAGATCTTGAGTTTGTTGCACAGAAAGTTGGTGGCACCTACGAAGGGAGATCTCTACTAAATGCTCTTCGTAAGTCTAATGTTGTCACCGAAGTATATTCTTCTGGTCTTAAAGGCGGTATTTCACAGTTCACTGACAGTTTTAATCCTCTTCCTACTTTTGGGAGGTCTTACACTCCTGCAGGGTTGATCACAGGTAATATCAACATGGGTGCCGCAGCCGCAACTGGCGGTCAGTCACTGGCAGTACAGATCCCTGCAGTCTTAGGCGGTCGAGCAATCGATGCCGTGACAGGTAGACGAAGCAAGGTAAACACCTTCATCAGGAAGAACCGGAAGAAAGAAGGCTTGGCAGATCCGACAGGGCCTAAAATCGAAGGGCGTACAGCCCAACTTCGG